GAGTAACATAGTTGGAAGACCAGCCACTAGAGCCGCCGAGGATACCAACATCACGATACTTAAGTGGACCGAAGACGCCGAATGGTAGCCAGCGGCTTTCGCCGGAGCCAGCAGCAACATCTTCGTTCATGACTACACGGATGTAGTTAGAGTTATTATCGAACTCACCGTATTCTTGCATACGCTTTTCAGTCTGAGAGTATACATCATACTTGTCACCGATGCGCTTAGCAATATAATTTGCAGAAGCAGGATTCAAGTTAAGCTCGTCGTAGCGTTCAATGATTTCGGGTCGGCTATCTGTATCAGAGATAGAGCGAACTAGTACGGAGAAGGTGCCATACTCTTGATAATCGCCAGCGGGGGCAGTTATGTTTGAGATAGATACTTTTACTTCCCTTTGAACTGAATCGCCAGCAGTGAGAGCCTCAAGGCGGAATAGCTTTTGCATGTTACGAGGAGCGTAAGTAGAAAAGTTATTTGTAAGATCTTGAGCAATAAACCAGCCCGAGGTTGCCTTTGTGGCTGCACCTTCAAAGTTGTTTTGCTGTACAGCAAAACTTCCACTGTTCACAGCCATTGGAAGCATAGCAGCAAAATATTTGGCTGTAGTTGAACCAAGCAGACCAATCGTATTAGTTCCCTCAGCAGTGATGGAACGCTCGAAAGATTCGCCTAGCCAAGTAATGCCGTTCTGATAGAAAGCTTGAGTAGAAGCATCAGTAATAGCAGAATTAGTAATTGTAGGATTAGTGTTTAGTGCCTTGCGGATGAAGTTTTCACTATCAGGATTTAAACTGACTGTAACTTTTTCGCTAGTAGCACTGCCCGTAAAGAGTAGAGTAAAGTCATCAATTGTAGAAACTTCATATACACTGGAGCCAGAGCAAGAAGCGATGGGCAAGCCAAAGGCGTCACGGACATCGCCAGCCAAGTTACCAGAGAGTAGCACTCGACCAGACTCCATGTAAAACTGAGCAGCGACGGCACCCTTAAGTGTTGGTCTGGCTATCGAGCTTGAAGGCCATACGCAAAGGGCATAAACACCGCCAGCGTTATTAGTAGCTGGCACATCGCCACCGGTAGCAACAAAGTCTGGAACTTTCCAACCAGCTTCGCCCAAGCCAAGCGTAACATTAGATGACTGGTCACCAAGCACACGAAGGAAAGTAATAGGGGAACCATTTCTTAGCCAAGCCTGTGCAGCGAACGCAGCATAAGTTGGAGCAGTGAGGTTACCGTCACGCCATACATCACCACCCTTGTTACCAGGAACTGGGTAGCCAAATGTTTGTACGAAATCTGAAAAGGATGTCATCTTGACAGGCTTGTTAGCTGGTCCTTTTCTTGATCGACCAATTAGTAGGGGTCCGACTTCGCCGGGAAGTTCAGGAAATTGAGAGTTATCAATCTCATTGACGAACACGCCTGGTGAAATAAACTTGAATCTTCTGGAAGAGTTGTCAGCCATTGAAAATACTTCTCCTCGTTTTTAAACGCTATTATGCAGCATAAATACAATAAATGCTACTAATAAATAGTAGCCGATATATCCAAATGCCCACCAATATCCTATTATGGTTAGCCTCGATATTTATCTTTTCTTCCCGCAGTAAACTCGGGTTCGTCACCAACAATAGCTCGTTCCCTGCCAATTGTTACTTCAGCCGCACCTTCACGCACAACAACAGCAGGAGTCTCCTGATTTTTGTCTGCGCCGATTATGTGCCCGAGCACCTTAATGGTAATAGTTGTTTTGAATACTCTCTCGTTTGTTTCAAGTCCAGAGTTATTACTCTCGTTTCCAAAAGATGGATCAACAAATGCCTCGTAAGAATGACCATCGTGAGTAATATTAAACACAGCAGGAGTTGAGAACCTCGACAGAAAAGGAGATAACATCTCATTCATCTGTTGCTGATAGCTAGAGATTAACTTTATTTCATATACCATTTCGATAAAGGTTGGGGTTGGAACAAACAATGTTTCATAAACCACCCTTTTATTATCGAAGGGGAAAGTCTGATATGTAGAGTCCGTACCCTGACCAAATCTTTTGATTGCAGTAGCGTTGGCTCGGTCACGAGTCTTCTCTTGCTCAACCTTCCTTGCGATTGGGATGGCACCACCCTTCTTATAAAAATCGAAGTAAGGAGGAATGTACACACCGTACCTCCCCTTGTTCTCTGGATTCTTGGTTAGGGAGGTTCTTACAATAGAAATTATGGGATATTCAAGTGTCCTTCCATCCTTTCTTAGTTCCGACTCATTCTTTATTTGATATGCCCGCTCAGCGCCAGCAAAAATCACAGGCACTTTCTTGAAGCCCTCGTTAGACTCACAGAACACATTTAGAGAGTCATTTATATAATTGAAAATGGCAAAGTCGATATCCTCCATAGTAGAGGGGGCAAAGCCATAAACCGCTTGTAAATCTTGATCTAACTTAGTTCTTTTTGGCATCAAGGATTCTCCGGCGTTTCTTTATGATTTAGTAGGATTGTTAGCAACCTGGGAATTACCAGGGTTAAACAAACCTTGTCGAGCTTGGAGACAGGTCGCAGTCACTTCCAAAGAAGTATTATCAGCAAATCCAGCATCCTGTCCAAATATATACCTTGGCTCAAAAGTATCTACAATTTCAAAGTACATGTTGTCGTACTGAACAAAGTCACCTAGCCTCACAAACAAGTCCTGATCTTGAGTTAGACGGCGTTTGTGAAAATGTACTGTTACATTATAAACATTATCATAGCCAAACTCTTGTTGGGTTCTCTCTGGACCATTATACTCCACTAAAGCATAGACACGGACAGGGGGCAAGAAGTTTTTTTCTATTGCTTCCCCATAAAGTGGATGATAGTTGGTACGAGTCTGGTCTATAGGGAAGTATAAAACTTGCTCACCGATGACTCGCTCGATGACCTCATCATTGATCTGTTTAACAAAGTTTCTCTCAGCCTTCCCTACAAATAATGGGGGAGGCGGCTGAGCAGGTTGTGTCCACTTATTGGTTGGCATTTATCTTAACCCACATATATTCCAGTGGGCACTTTTAGGGCGACCTCTGTAATACTATTTTGAAGCTTAGCATCTTGTTCTGCCAAGGAGGCATAAACCATCTGGTCAAGTACTTCTTTGAGTTCATCCCTAAGCGAGACCTGCTCCTCTTTAGCTTCCGAGACCAAAGCCGGACCATTCAAGGTGACATCGTTGCCTGGAATTGGGATAGATGCCAATTTAGAGCGCACCTGACCTAATGTCTCTTTTGATAAAGATAGTGCAAAGCGGCGGATCCACTGCTTGCCAATGCTATTAATATTCTTATAAGGAATATTGGGGAATGGCAGCGTGTTCATATTATTTATGCCTTCTGCACCATATTTACGATCCGGATCCTCGTCAAAGGGCTCCTCAGAAGTCTTGAAGTCTACCCAGAACTTATAAGTGCCACTAAAGCGAGGCATGGGGTAAATTCTTATTTTATTATTAATAAGTTTAAAAGACCAGTGAGAAGCACGGACATGAAGATCCTGCTCAAAAGCATAAGCCTGAAGGATGTTCTGCCAAGCAGGAACCATCTGAAAGTTGCTATCGTCGGCATACATTCCGTAAGTAGAGAGATTTCCGACTGCGCCGATGGCATACCCTCCATAAAAGTTCCACATTGCCTGAGGTGTTTTATAATAAACTTTCTGGACTGTGATTGTTTTCTTGCCCACCTTTCCATGGAAAGGAGAAGTAGGATCCAAAGAAGCAGTATAGATAATAGCCTGAAGGTCATAATCTTGGACATTTTGCACAGCCGAAAAGGAAGCTGAATAAATTGTTTGGTTTCCTGCTAAGCCCGCTCGCCCAGAAACGCCTTTCCCTATATGATTGATATAATCAAGTTGAAAGCGAGGATAATTTAGATTTGGAGTTGAGCCAGTGCCACCAGCATAGGTAGCTAATTCACCGTCCTCGTTAAATGATCCAGTAGAATTGCCCAGCAAAGTAAACAATACATTTTTAGCCTGATGTGTGTTGATGAGGTAGGAATATTCTAGACAGGCTTCCTCATAAGCGTTGTAGACTGTTGAGGGCATAACTTCTAGATCTAATACATTTCCCCCCAACTTATTGTAGGTATAAGAAACCTGGTCGGCTGCGCCGCTATAGAAAGCGTCAGTTGTATAAATATTATACGCAAGTGCAGAGGACACATCCCCCGGAGAGCCCGTAGCAGGCAATACAACAGCACTTACAGTACTTAACGGTTGTAGATTAGTTGGCATAAGTAAATCCTCGCTATTGTATAAGTAGTTTTTTAGTTTCAGAAAGCTTAAATCTTAAAAAAGAAAACCTCGCCACTAGGACGAGGTAATCTCAAATAATATTCAGAATATTATTTATTATGCCATACTATACATCGACATTGGTGACTAGATCACGAACGACAACGATACCGTACATATCAGGACGAACCATCTTCTTGGCATAGCGAGTCATCACGCCCTTGCGAGGCACGAAGTCTTCAGGTCCAAAGATGGTAGGTGTGACTTGTAGTGGCACATATGGGGCATACACATAGCCGCTTTCAAGGAAGCTGCTACCACGACGACCGACGAGCACAACGCTGCGTGGGTAGTATGGATCTACATGAATGTCCATCTTGCGACTCAAGGAACCAACCTGCTGAGCACCCCAGCTACCAGCATTCTCAGCGTCAACAGCAGTGTTGGCACGGAAACCGGCAGTAAATTCTAGGATGGAAGCAACTTCAGGACCACAAACTACGAAGTTTGCGCCGCCACGAAGGGTCTTACGATGGATACGAGCACTAATGTCATTGATTGTTTCAAGCAATGTTTCGTACCACTCGGACACTGTGCCGGTGAAGTCTGGGTAAGCCAAGGTGATTGCGCCGGGATCGACAGCAGCACCTGATTCACGGTTTAGGAACTTGCCAGGCATACGGGACCAGTACAATGTACCAGCAGTAGCACCTTCGGTGAGGTCCTTGAGGATCTCTTGATCGATTTCTAGAGCGATCTGCTCAGAAAGGATGCTCGTAAGCTCAACTTCAGCGTCGAGGTTATGATAAGCATTCAAATCTTGAGCTAGTTCTGGGGACCACTTAGCCTTAAGCTTACGGGTCATAGCTGTGACAGCTACGGAATCGACTTTGATATCGATTTCTTTCAAAGTTGTCAAAGCTTCTAGGGGCCAGAGTGCGGAACCACTTACAGCACCTACAGAACCTAGAGCAGCTACGAAGTTATCAGCGTAGTTGTATGTGCAACCAACATTGCCAGCTTTAGCAGCAGCAGCAGTTGGAGCATAAACGATAAAACTAAGATCACCGTTGGACTCAAAGCGAGTCAAGCGACGAACAACCTGCCCGTTGGCAGGAGTGTTAGCGATATCGATAGCACCCAAGTTATCTCTGTTGAGATTAGGGAATACTGTGTCTACTCCATTAGTGCCCGAACCAGCAACAACCTTAAGTTCAAGAACTTGACCAACGGCTGTAGCTTCCAATGCTGCAATGATGTCTGGATCAGCCTGAAGGCGTGAAACAGCAGCAGCGGTCAAAGCACCAAAGTTTAGGGCTGTGCCGATGTTGTCACCAGCCACAAGAGCGGTGTTTAGGTCGCCAGCGCCGGCAGGAGCAGCAGTACTAGCTGTAGCCATACCGAAACCATTGTTAAGAGCATAGAAACTTCTTTCTGGGAACTCAACAGCAGCTTCCTGTGTTGTGCCACCGAGATCAACACCACCGGTCAATTGTGAACCGACGACATTACCACCGTAGATGGAATCTCCAGTTTCAGCACCGTCAGCAGCCAGATTGCTGTTGTAGGTGAAATCCATGAAGAAAATGAGACCTGAAGGTAGGCTCATTGGTTGAACGGACACAAGGTCCTGTGCCAAAAGGTTGCCGAATACACGACGAACGATTGGGAATGCAACTGCGGAGAAGCCTGCGACATCACCAGCAGCCATTGTGCTGGATTCTTTGAGTAGTTGGGCAGCTTGGTTTTCTAGTAGACGAGCCATGTTGCTCGCAGGGACTTCTTCAAGTCCTTCTAGTAGACCAGTCTTTTCCCACTTGTTCATGAGAGCTTCCCCTTCATTGGCCAAGGAACGAGCCTTGATGCCTTCTGTGAGGGTATCTAATACTGACATTTTTATATCTCCTTAAAAGTTTAAATCAGTGTTTGTTTATTTTCTCAAACCTGCGATAGTTGCCCAGCGAGCTTTCACTGGGTTGTTGTCAGCAGTGTTTCGATCTTGTTTTCGATTTCCACTAAGAATAACAGAAGATGATCTTGTTACAACTTCAGACAATGATTGTGGAGCGTCTTTAGTGACATTCGCCATCGTCTTTTGAAGGGTCTCAAAGACTAGCTTTGCTTCTTCTACTGACTGTGCTTTTTCAACCATCTCAGCAATTTTATTCTTTTGCTGCTCATTCAAGGAGGGGTCTTGTAAGACACGGTTCGCATATAATAGCCTTGCATTTTGCAAGTTTATTTCTTCTAATTTGTTTTTAGCCATTGTAAGAGTCTTCACCAACTCATCGTTCTTTTCTACGAGAGTCTCTAAAGCCTGCTTAGCTTGCTTAAGTTCTTCAATATCTTCTTTATCCATGCCATCGACATGCTCAGGAGCCATAGCTATGGCTTCCTCTTCATCAATCTCTAGCTGGTCTTGGGTCAAAGCTTCAGCAGCTTGCTTTACGGCAGCGTCTGGAACATCAACAGCTAGAATCTCTTTAAACAAGTCTACAAGGTCGCCCTCGTCGATGTTGATCTCTTCGTCATCACGATTAGCAGGAAGGTCAGCACCGATATCGATGTCCATATCTGCTTCAAGATTGTTCATGACTTCTTCCCGGCTAACGGTATCTTCTTCTGACACCTCACCTAGATCTTTTTCTGCCTCGAATGTCTTGCCTA